TTGTGTTTGAGGTATGGCGCTGAATGAAGCAAAGCACCGTATAGGTAAACGTCTGGGTAATGCGTTAACAACCAGTTTTTAGTTGCTGAATCAGATAGCGTGGGTATCTTGGCGTAATAGTTCAGGATAGAACTGTATGGGCCATCAGGTGTAGGCATGACTTCAAACTGCCCTGCGCTGTGACCATAGAAGCGTGGGATACCTGTTGAGTCATCCCTATTAGCTCTCATGCTCTGTATTTCAGCGCGTGATAGGTAGCGTAGATCTGTAGTGCCATCTGTTTCCAAATGAAAGCGGATAGTAGCCAACCAATCACTAGGTATGCCCGTAAACTGGCTATCAATCGTAGTTTCTGCGCGTGTCTCCATGCGCCAATGCCTAATCTCATTGTTGATAGACGATTCAGCCAACGATATAAAATCAGGAATAGTAGCCGTCAGATCATCACGATTTAAGAAATTAGCGATTGATGCTTTTAGTTCTGAATATGTTGAGATAGCCATTTATAGCCTTATTGCCTGTTTAGTATCTTTGCTTAAATGTCAATCACAACTTACGCAGAATTAAAAACCTCAGTCGCAGATTTTCTAAACCGTGATGATTTGACTAGTTCTATCGCTACGTTTATATCTCTAGCTGAGTCTAATATTAATCGTGATGTACGCCATTGGCGTATGCAGACAAGAAGCACTCTGTCTATCTCATCGCAGTACACAGCATTGCCCACAGATTGGCTAGAGGCTGGACGCATTACACTCCAGGCTAATGGGACCAGTGAGCTTAGTTTAGCGTCATCTGCTGCTTTAGGTATCCAGCGCGCAGTTAACAACAACTCATCAGGCATTCCCACTAGCTACGCTATTAACGGTAGTGATTTGGAAGTGCAGCCAACTCCAGACGGAACATATACAGCAGACGTTTTATACACTGCTCGTACCCCTGCATTAAGTGATTCAAACACTACAAACTGGTTGTTAACCTATGCGCCCGATGTTTATCTTTACGGCACATTGATTCACACAGCACCTTATCTAAAAGACGATGCCCGAACTACTGTGTGGGCTGCTTTATACAACGCTGCTGTAACAAATCTTAATAAAGACAGCGCAAAGGCAGTATCAGGCGGTTCTGGTATGTCAATTAAAATTAACTCATATTAGGATTTTACAATGGCAGATTCAACTACACCCGTATATGGCTATGTAAGCCCCGAAGTGGGAGCAAGTGACGATACGTGGGGCGCGAAACTCAATGCAAACTGGTTAAAAACGGATAACCTACTAGGCGGCAGCACTCCCGTTACGGGCATTGATATTAACTCAGGCACTATTGATAACGTGGCTATTGGTGCTGCTACCCCTGCTGGCGGTACGTTTACTGGCCTGGTGGCTGCTACTGTTGATATTAATGGCGGTACAGTAGATGGGGCGCAAATTGGTGCTTCTGCTGCTTCCACAGTGGTCGGCACTACAGTCACCGCTACAAACTTTGTCGGCCCGATAGCTGGCGCAGTAACGGGCAATGTGACAGGCAATACGGCAGGCGTTCACACAGGTAACGTGACAGGAAATGTCACAGGAAATGTCACAGCCCAAACAGGCACAAGTGCGTTTAACCATGTGAACATTAGCGGTTCGCTTGATATGGACGCTGGTACGTCAGCCACAATTACTGGCTTATCTAACCCCGTACAAAACTCAGATGCAGCAACAAAGGCTTACGTTGACACATCAATCGCCAATGTCATTGATAATGCTCCAGCAGCCTTAGACACGCTTAACGAGCTTGCAGCAGCAATGGGTGATGATGCGTCATTCTCAACAACTGTAACCAATAGCATAGCAACAAAACTACCCAAGGCAGGCGGCACAATGACGGGTGCTCTTGCAATGGGTACAAACAAGATTACTGGCCTGGGTACACCATCAGCAGGCACAGATGCAGCCACTAAGTCTTACGTTGATGCAGGCGGTAGCGGTGGTAATAAATTAAATCTTAGCGGTGGCACTATGTCTGGTGCAATCGCAATGGGTTCTAACAAGATTACGGGTGTATCTAACCCCACACAAGCACAAGACGCATCAACTAAAGGCTATACAGATACCCTGTTCGGCTCTACGGCTGCTGCGGCAACAAGTGCGGCTGCTGCGGCTACGTCTGCTGGCAATGCCTCTACATCAGCGTCAACAGCGTCAACGGCTGCTACTAATGCTGCGGCTAGTTATGACTCATTCGATGATCGGTATTTAGGTTCTAAGGCTTCTGCACCATCAACAGATAACGATGGTAACGCCTTAATCATTGGCGCAATTTATTTCAATGCTACATCTAACAAAATGCAAGTTTGGGGTGGTTCATCCTGGAGTGATATTGCACCTGTTGCCACTACAGTTGATAACTCTAACTGGTCTGGTACTGACTTATCTGTTTTAAATGGCGGCACAGGGGCTAGTTCTGCGAGTGCTGCAAGAGATAATCTAGGCGTTGAAATAGGCACAGACGTAGAGGCATTTGATGCTACCAAATACCCAAAACCATCACTAGCAGGCACAAACGTCACAGCAACTAACGCAAGCTATCACATAG